GTGTTAACGATTTGACCATTCTGCTGGTTGTTGTCGGTAGGGCGGCGAGGTGCAGCAGCACCGCGAGGCTTAAATAAATCCATGATTTCTCCTTACATTGTTTGAGGGGTTGCGCCTGGCATCTGCATACCAGGTATTGCTGGCGCTGCTGCCAAAGCCTTACCTTCCGGCGTTGCGCCACCCGCCTGTGGAAGTGCCTGTAGCATCTGAAGAATCTCAGATTGCTTCAATTCTTCAATAGATTCTTTCTTGTTACCGATGACGCCAGTAAGAGTGCGTAACGCTGACAAGACTTTAACGCCTTCAGGCGAATTACTACCCAAAGCAGGTAGCGCTCTTTGAATTAAGTCCATTGCCAGGCCTAAATTGACCATTGCGCCTTCACGATTGCCCATTTGGGGTTCTGGCGTAGACATTGGGGCAGACATTGGGGGCGTCATATCCGTTGCAGACGCTTCTGAGTCCAAAGGAGACGGTTGCTGCGGCCCTCGCTCGCTACGCATCATCTGCATTAGTTGATCCGGTGGTACGCTCATAAATACCCCAATAAATTTTGCCGATAGAAGTAAGCTTTTTAATAGCTTTTGTCAAGCAGGGGCGTATATTTCATTTCCCCGCCCCCTTGGGAGAAATCCAAAAGGATTACTTGCAGCCCTTGCGACCTTTGCGTGCCATAACAGCCTCCATTAAGCAGCGGCCACCTAGTTCATGGGCAAGCAGCCACACCCTTTTACCCTTTTATGGGTGATTAACGACGAGTTTTGCGACCGCGCATCATTTTCTTGTACATCTTCATCTCCTAGCTAGACTTATCCCCTTACTGATCTCCCGTAAGTCCGCATAGACGGGCTACGGTCGAAACTTCTGATGCCCTGCACCCGATATTGCAAGGTTGGCTGGCGGGGCGAGTCATCCATAGGCGCTGATGTTCCTGCCCTTGGTTGATCTGCTTTTGGTGCGATAGTGTCTTGAGCCATTATTCCCCCACTGCTTTCAAGTCAGGTTTACTTTGCTGCGGCGGCTGCGGTTGCATCGCCTGCTTCGCTTCCATTACCTTCAACTTTTCCTTCAGCAACTGCTTCATCGGCGGTTCAAGCAAATCTATCAAAGATTCCTTGTCGATAGCGCCAGCCTTAAACATATTGAAGGCAAGCTGTCGCAGGTCTTCAGTGAAGATCGGGCTATTCGAATGGGCGTCTACCTTCACCACATAGTTGTTGGTGAACTGTTCTGCGATAAATGACACACCCTGAGTATCGACCAACTTGGTGTCATCATAGGCCTGAATCAGCTTTAAGAACAACGTGGATACTTTTTCAAGGCTATCTTCAATGATAAGCGCACGTTTTTTCGCTCTGGATGAGCCGAGTCGGGCGAGTTGGGAGGCGTGACCTTGGCTTCTGACGCCGGTTTCTCCACGTCCTGAGAGTACGCTTGTAATACCTGACGCTTCCGCGAACATCGCATCCACTTCACGGATCACCTCGAACAAGTCACCTGGCATTTGCGGAGCCATCTTCTCGACTTTGGCGTTAGGCATATCGGTTGCCAGCAAGCCACCTGCCCGATTTAACGCAAAGTTCTTCTCATCCAAGATGCCAGTAAAGCCAATTAGCGCTGTAGGTGGCGCAACTTGCTTAGACAGCAAGTCCAGAATCTCCGTCATCCGCTTGTTTCGCAATGACTGCAAGAACACCAAACGCTGTACTTCGCTCTGACCCCAGTAGTAATCGTACATTGGGTTAGGGCAAATTTGAATGAATGGCAATTCACCCTTCAAAAATACCTGCTCACCTGGTCGGTCGTAAACGATGACATCTGGATCGGCGATAGTAACCACCTGATAGTCCATCGTTTCATCGTTCCACACCCACAACTCGGTCATTTCTACCGTGTCTTCTGACACCCGCGCCTTGTAGCGGTTCATGCCAGACAAGTCCAAGTTGACCGTACCGGTCATCGTTGGGTTGATCTGCGACATGATGATGCGGTCAATGCCATCAGGAATGTCTAGCTGCTGCGGCTGGTAGGAAGACGTTACGCGCTTCACAATCTCATCACGCTTGGGATGAGAGTACAGACGGGCGTAGAGTTCCGACTTGGTGATGTAATAGGTTTGCGCTATCGCTTCTTGGCGGTCAGTGTACGGAACATCCTCACGCAGTACGCCAATGCCTGCCGGTTCCACCATATACGGGTGGACGCCGTTGTTGACGATCAGCTTGACGTAGGTTGTGCCAAAACACAGCGCCCAGGTCAGGGCGGTAGAGAAGACCTGATCACAGTTGCTGTTTAGCCATTCGTCGTTCAGCTTGTTAGTCAACGTCGGAATCTTCCGATGCTCTTGAGGACTAACTTCAGCGCCGATATTGATGGTAAACCGTGTCGTTTCTGCGGAATACAGGAACGAGGTCAACTGGTCGATATGCGGGAAAATCTTGTTAAAAAGCGCCGGTGATTCTTCCGGCGCTGAACCAAACAAATAGTAGGATCGAAGTGCGGAGTAATCAGCCTTGCGCTCCTCCCGTGACACAAAGCACTTCTGGATCAAGTCCAGATAGAACTCCTCACGCTGTAGTGGGTTGCTAGGTATCCGCATTTGGATTTATTTGCAGGTTGTCATGGTCGGCTATATAACTCGCAGTCTTAGGTGCTGTCAAGTTACCTAGGTCTTTAGGGTTGACGCCCACAGGTTCGCCGTTAATAGAACGATAACCATTGCCCTTCACCAGGCTGTCCAAATTCCAGCGAGTGCCGGACGTATTCCCCCACATCACAGCGTCACCAGGACGTTGTTCTTTTGGTGCTTCCGGCGGCGTCTTATTGTTGCGCGTTAGATAACCGGATTGGCTTTCGCCCTCACGCACCGACTTGATGTCGCTCATGTCAAAGTCCATCGCCAACTGACTCAAGGTCTTGTCATTGTGTTTAGTCTTGTCAGACTTTAAACCTACCGGCTGAAGATGCACGATAGACACTTCTTCATCACAGCTTTTCATCGGACACTTGGCGTCAAACGACTCAAAATAGCCGTGTGTCTGACAATGATAATCACGCAATATTCCCATAATCATATCCCCTTCAATTTATCATCAAGTGAATAACCAGCATAATCAAGACGATTCTTAATACCAATATCCAGTTTGATCTCGCCATCTTTAAGCGTAAGTCCATAGCCTCTAACCATTCTTACCTTGGGTGTCTTGCGAAACTCAAACCACTTCTTGCCGTAGCGCTCCATCACAGCAATCTCACCATCGCGCCAGGACTCATAGCCCTTGGACACCCTGCGCTGGACTAACTCTGTCATTGGATACTTCTCAACAATGAAGACGTTGTAGAGCGTTTTGCGATCAACACCACATAGTTCGGAAAACAATTCTAGCGGTATACCGCGCCTCTCATCAGCCACAAATGCTTTGATAATTCTTAATAATTCCTTTTTAGGAATAACGTCGTTCACGCACTGCCTCCATAAATACCAATCCTTTTCAAGTAATCAGATACGTTCCTGCCGACCGCCACCTGCTCTGGCGTCATGTCATCAGTCTTTCTGCTCATCTCACGGGTAACTTTCATGTTGATTAGCTTCGGCTGAACCTGCTCGGCAAATGCCGCGCAAGCCAAAGCAGACGCCATCACACGATCGTCCTTGTTTCTGCCTGTGGCTTGAATGCTAGAGCCTTCACGCACAATGGTCTTCATCTCATCAATTAACTCGGTCGAATAGACCGCCATCATGTTGCGCTCAAAGTAATCCTTCATGTACGACAGCATTCGCTCTTTGGTCTGTGATGTCGTAATCCAACCGATGCTATTACTGATGCCGCCCAAGGTATCGTTACGACGCCAGATATAGTTGCTCATGCTACCAAGCACGTTCATCAAGTCATACCCTTGTTGGCCTGTCAGCATAGCTGCCTGCCGCTTTAGGTTTCTCAGTTCGTTGATGACTGCCTGACCAGGGCCGTTGACTTCCAAGTTCAATGTCGAGTTCTTGTAAGCGCCAGCAAGGTGGGCGATCACCCATGCGAACTGATAGGTGTTCATTTCGGGGGTAGCAAACTCTGCAACTTGCTCCATACCGTCAGCATAGCAACGGTAGACTTGTATGCAAAAGCGATCAGCCCAATCAGAACTGCCATAAGCAGGATCTGCCCCAATAACGTAATAAGCCGTATCAACTGGTTCCTCCCATATCTTCAGAGTTGCCAAGCGTTCCGTAGACTTCACTACTTCTGTGTCTATGAAGTTTGCGCCCATGCTGTACCGGTAGTAGTCGCAACCAATCTTCTTGGCGATCTTCATCATGTCCGTACAACGGGCATTCGAGAAGAACGACGTACCCGTCATGATGAATGCATAGTCTTCTGTCGGCGGGAATTCCTGATACATCAGCGCATCATCTTTGATGCCCTCATGCAGCTTCCAGCGCCACCATGCCATTTGCCTACTGTTGATCTCTACGTCGTAGAGTTTCTTAATGTCGCGTGTCCACTCTTTTTCTTCAGGCGTTAGCTTGCCATCCCAATAGACCTTGTAAATCTGTGAATCAGCATCGACAGAATAGAACTGGTTACGCCACCAGCCACAAAAGATTGCTCTTTGGGTTCTTGCGCGTTTTGCGGTGACGTACATATCGTGGAACATATTAAAGCCACGCGCAGTGGACTCGAAGATGTACAGACGATTCGGGTTGGTTTCAGCCAAAGAAGCCAGCAGTGATGCTAGTCCTTCTTCATCACCCCAGGACGAAGTTTCAGTTCCGTGTAGAAATGTAATGGCTTTACCGCGACCAAGTGAGCCTTTTGCTCTAAGCCCCGCGACTTGATAAAAGAGGCGGCTGCGATTCTTGAGTTGAAGCTGATTCCGGTTGTGGGCAAGAAGCGGTATCCGGTATTCCTTGGGTAGACCTTCCATGTACATGGCAAGGGTTGACCGGAACATATCTCGGTTTTCTTCTGTGTCTGTGGTGAGTGTGCCTTGGAGTCCATTGTGTATGAAGTGCCAGTAAAGGTCTAAAGCCAAAGAGATAGTAGTAATGCCAAGCTGCCGCCCTTTTAGGATCACAAAGAAGTGGATGTCTTCAGCCAGTCCTCTTGTGATCTCATCCATCACATACGTTTGTGTGCCTAGCAGCACGTCCATCTTCTTCAAGCCTTGCTCTTTGGTTTCAATCTTTAACTGTGAGCAAAACCTGTAAAACTGCGCGAGATTAAATTTCATGCCATTAGCATTTCATATTTATAGTAATCAGAAAATAAATCAAACACGGCCTGCTCCCCTTCAATACCTTCCATTTGCTCCTTGGTTAGCTTCCACAATACTTTGTCATCATCAATAAGCTGCCTAAACCTGGCGTGATGACCAAACACCTTGGTCAAGTCCATACCCTCATGAGGTGGGCCTAAATGTTCAAAAGAAAAGTATTTGGAAAGTTCATCAGGGCAGAACTGGATACCCACGTTCTCTAACGCAGGCCGCATAAAGCAGCAGACCTGGACATCCTCATTCATCAACATAGGTTGAGATTGTTGATTACGCATGATGCCGTACTTAGAAGGCGCTTCCAACATGGCTTTACTACGCAGGCTAAAGCCGCCGTTCTGTACTGTCCTAACATCCTGTTCGCCCCACCAGGTGTACATGGTCTTGTACATCCCGTAGCTGGTTAGTGCTGCGTGTGTCAGCCCACCCACATAGTCGTAGGTCAGCCATTCATCTCGCCAGTTATCAGGGTTCAACGCCCAACCGTCGTGCTGCACGATCAAGGCATAAGGCGTATCAATGTAGTGATGCAGACCGTACAGCACAAACTCAGAATAGGCATGGTAGTCCAGCCCATGCGCCACCAACTTCTGCGGAACATCAGCGGATACCGCCACATTGGTAATTAACAACTGCTTGCTGCCAGGCAGTGCTGCCGCAGTCTTCTTCAAAGCTGGCAGGGCTATCCGTCCTCGCCCATCGCCATAAATGGCAACGACCGTAATGTCAGAATACTTATCGTTTGCCACCACGACGCTCCTTATCAAACTCACCTAAGTTCCAGTTAGCAATGCGATACATCGCCTCTTTGTTCCTTGCTACCCGCAACAGTTCTCTTGCGATCTTGGGTTCGTAGACCTCATTCCAGGTCTTCACCAACTCCCGCCTCTCGGCTGGCGAATAAGCGTGTGACGCCCTTCTCATCTCATTTCTGAGAACCGTTCTGGATAGCAACAACTCCTCTCGGTACTTCTCCTCAAGCGTAGGCTGATCCATTCACCACCCTTTTAATTCTCGACAACTCTGACAAGCACTCAGCCAGCAGCCTTGCCGACCTGTCCTGCTGCCGACGTAACTCCATAATCAACTCAGCCTGATTCATCTGGTGTACAGCGCCCCAGTAATCATCCTGCGCCATGTCCACATAGTCCTCTCTCAGTTCCACTACCTTCATGTCACCCTCCATACCCTAATACCATCCCCCTCTTTCCTAGCTG